AAAAAGATGTCTTGGTTTTTCATTGACCAGTCGCGGAAGGTCGCTGTCTGCTGAAGCTCAGGGTGCATCGTCATGACGTCTGACAGGTAGACCATCGCAAACTCCTTGGGCATGCGGTCGATGTAGATCAGGTCACGAGCAAAACTGTCGACAGTCGTTGAGGTGCTCAGGGAAGTGGCCACCGCAAACTGCACAGACGGTTCCTTGGGTATTTCCATCGTGTCAGGCTTCAGCCGTATGGCATCGATGTTTGGCATTTTCGCCATCATGTCACGCGCAGCCACCCACTCAGCGGCGGCACCCTCGCCTACCTTGGCAGCGCATGCTGCGAGATAGTTGGCGGTAGACATACCTTCGGGTATTTGTGTGAACAGTTTCGTCCATGACCGTTGCGTAGGATTGCTCCGCCGATTGGGGTCGAACGCATTCAGGAGTTCACGACGCAGACGCAAGAACGCGATACCGATAGGGTTAAGACCGTTCTGCACTGCCCACTTGCACCAAGCTTCGACAGAGGTTTCGATGTCAAAGAACCAAAGCCTGTCGTTTAGATGCGATAGTAGTTGCTTAGCCCCTGCTTTGTCCTCTGCGCGGTTGCCTGTGCAAATCATGCGCACTTCGGGGTCTAGCTTGTAACTCTCGGTCTGACGCTCAAGCTCAAAACCCGCAAACCATGTCTGATGGTGGTGCGTACTCTGGGGCAGTTCCTCGAATATAATCAGGCCACCGCCCGTACCTTCGCGGAAGTCATAGAAGAACTTGGTTGGGTTGAATACGGTGTAGCCGTTGGTAACGCTGGGGACCCCTGTAAAGTCAACGACGTCGTAATTGTTGATATGAACCACAAGTATGCGATCCTCGGAATAACCTAACTCGCGGCCGATCTGAACTGCGACGTCGCTCTTGCCGCTCCCTGGAAGACCCATCAACGCAGGCGTCACCCTCGCATTGTTGCGCATTAGATCAAGGCAAATTTCTTTTGCTTCATTAATAGCTGGCATATCTCCACTATCCTCTCTGTTGGAATGTTTCACGAATACACATACTGATGCACATGTGTTTACATGTAAGCATCTATACTGTCAACGCGTTAGCAGTTTAGTGCACTAGGCTTTCTTCAAGCCACTGTGGCACTGGACGTTTGCGGTACTTTAGAAAGTCACGCTTATCGGCAACGTAAAACCGACGGTAAGCAACGACAGCATCGTCGTGCTTGTACTCGTCAGGCATAGCCTGAGCGAATGGGGTCAGCGAAGCCTCGCGTATATTCTTTGGGGGCTTGGCTAGAATGTTGGACAGCTTCCACCAAGACTTGTGCTCAAGGTAGTAGCGATAGGTATACTCGTCAGCCAGTCCACGAAAATGCTCGTACAGCCAACGATAGTTATCGGCGGCTTGCATTGCCCATCGGGTGCATGGATGGTTCTGGTGAGTTAAGTGATAGATCGGGCTATCAGTTGGTAGCGTGTCGTAGTCGAGCGCTCGATGAGCAGCAGACAACATCTGCGCACACTCAAGGGGCATCTTTACAACATGCTTGTCGCACTGCATTTGGGCAGCAACGATAGGGTCTTGGTCAAGAACAAATATATTCATTAAAAGTCTCCTTCTGCTACTTGAAAACACGTCAGGCCATTGCGTCGCCACATGTCGACCACCTGCTGACGATCGTCGAGAACGAACAAGACACGATCTTTGTCGATTGATGAGTCGAGGATTTCTTGCTTGACAAGATCGTCACGCCGAAAGTCACCGTCCTTGCGCATGTAGAGTTTGTAGTTCTCTAACTCAGGGTCAGGGTTAAAGAGGTCTTCGTCGGCGCGGTGAAGCCACTCTACAGTGTCGGCTCGGCAACGCTCTGGTCTGCCAGAACAGAATATAATCTCACGACGTTGGCCGTAGCTACAGCCGCAATTACCAAGTGTCATTTCCTGCAATACACGCAGCACAGGGTCGTTGACTACGTCATCACGTATACCGGCAAAGAACGCATCCCAATCGGGTTTGCGCTTTAGCCCATTGCTATCTGCCTTTTGCACATGGTGCAGTCGGTGTTCGATGTCGCACAGCGTACCGTCGAGGTCACAGATGATTATGTTTTTCATAGCTCTGGCACCTGAACTTTGAAAGTGTAGCCAAGCTCTTTGATGAACTCGATCATACTTTCGGTGAGCGTGTCGGTGTTAGCAATGTAGCTAAACAAACGTGCTTTCTCGCACTCAGGATACACACGGCGTGTGCCGTAGTGCGTTTCGATTGATACTTCTAGCTCCATATTATCCTCCAAAGCCGTAGGTTAAAAACAATACACCGACGATAATCACGATCATCGACAGCATGGACACGACAGCGCCGACCATCTCAAGTGCTGTCATGTTTGATATAATTTCTCGGATGAGTGTCATGAGCCTCTACTTATAGGGCAGTGACAGCCGACAAAGCGGTGTCGAGGTTGATGCAGCGGGCCAGCAGCTCGCCGTTGCGACTACGCACAAACCAGTAACCGTTCTCCTGTGTGATGGAGTGGTTGCGCAACGTACGTCGCCAAGTCGCCGTCGCTTTCTTGCTGCGGGCACGGGCTTCGGCACGATCTGCGTAGTCAGCAGAGGATTTCATCATGGAATGGCTTTTGCCGCGTATTGCGCCGACAGGTGCGGATTGATTGCGCATGCAGATGCGAGTGAACTTCTGGCGTTCAGTTTGTGCCATGATAACCTCCGATATAAATTGATTGACCTATCTCATCAGTATCGCGGGGTCAGTCACGATAGACGCGCCACCAGAGCAGCGCGTTTCGATTATTCTGCGGCTATAGCCATAGAAGGGATGTTGGCGTTGATACGACCTTGAGCAGTCGTCGCAGCGTTCAGCAGCTGCTGCACAGCGTGTTCGAACTCACCGCTATCTCCCCATTGGATTTCCTTGCGCTTGTCAGCGGTAAGATCGCTGTGGGGGTCAGAGTGCTTACTGATGTCAGCTGTCAATTTGAGAACCGCCGCTGACGGTTTCATAGCAGCTGCAATCTGGGAAGCGGACTTCACAAGCGTGAACCATGCGGGGATGATAGTAGCTTCGTCGGTGTACTCAGCAAAGACGGCCTCCGCGTCAGCATAGTCAGCGTTAGCGATTGCGTCCTTGTTTTTGCCAAACGTGCCATCAGGTCTTAGGATTGCGAAACCATAGACAGTGATCCACTCTGCGAGTGCAGTGCGGTCTTGGCCTTTGCAAGCTGTAAACAGATTGTTGTAAGCCGTTACGTCACCGTGCTGATAAGTATGAGCAGCAATGTCGCAAAGCACAGACTGAATGTCAGCGCGCAAAGTTTTATTGCGACCGGCAATAGATTTGATTTTAGTCGCAATACGTTTGTTAGTTTCTTTGATGTCATTAAACATGTGGGAACCTCCATTGATTACATGTGTCAAGCTAGGAGGCACCAGTTATTACGTTCAGTTATTACGTTTGGAATTGGGTAACGTACTGAAACACAACAGTTATTACGTTATTACGTTTGGATAGAGTAATAAGCGGGGGAACGAGACAAGCACGCGCCGACGACATTGCCGACACACTTATTTTGAACTCACTGACTATCTCTATCTAACGTAATAACGTAATAACGTAATAAACCTATGGTTAAACTACTGAAAACATTGGTAAAGCAGTTATTACGTTAGTTATTACGTTTCACTGGTGCATCCTACATTGACACATGGCGCGGATCAGGATCGACGACGCAGTTAAACTACGGACTGGTTGGCCAGACATACGGCAATCGTGCCGCGCACAATGTGTCATGTGCTATTTAACCGTGATATATTACTATATTCTGGTGGCCTAGCCCGTTGCTGAGACGGTACCTTTGGAGTGACATCGCGCTATAGTACACGCGATTGGCTTCAACCTTTTTAAACCATGCTATGACTTTTACATGTAGCCCGATAAGATCGGTGTCGCTGGTACTGGAATCCCGTCCGCTTGCGCGGAGACGTATTGACCGTCATTGCTTCGTGAGCCTGACATCGGGGCAACGCGCTACGCGCGTCACGTACTTCTGGCCTGCTTTCCACAAGGTGCAGTTAGACCCGTATCTTTAACGCGCGGTGGTTCAGCGCGACCGTCGTGCCCTCTCAACCGGCCGCGCTACGCGCGGAGCCACTGGAGCCGTCTAGTATATGTTCGGCGGTATGTGCCGCCTCACTACTGGCGCGGCGTAAATAGACCCCCCAGTGACCGACACCCCCCTCCCCCCCACCCAGCCCTTATGTATCCCGTATAACGCGACCCCTATTTTTTCCCATTGTTCCCTTTTTGTTCTCTTTTAGCCGGTTTATTGACCCAGCCCCCCTATCCTGTTAACGTGTAAACATGTCAAAACACGCACAGCACGTCATAGATCCTTCTAAAACTCACAAACCGATCCTTTCGGCAGAAGAGCTTGCAGCTATTGAACAAGACCCATCCCTTATGGAAACGGTTGCCCGTCTCCTAGGCGCGGTAAACCTAGATAATCTGTTTCGGCATATGCAAAACCCAGACATCAACCCGACGGCCCGCATAGAATTCCAAAAAATGCTCAACAAGATGGGCAGGTTGGAACCGGATACCAAGGCAGACACGGCAGGGGCTGGACCCCAAGTCGTAATCAACATCACTCGTGCCAAGGACGAAAGCGAAGCCATCATTATTGAAGGTCAAACCATAGAAGATGGCGCATGAGATCAATTTTGAGGTCATAGAGAGCCTCGATGAGTTCTTTTACTCTAAAAAGTTTATATCACTGGCAGTAGGACCGGTCGGATCGACCAAAACGACAGCCGGTATCATGAAAATACTGCACCACGCGGCGGTTATGGCCCCGTGTAAGGACGGAATACGCCGATCTCGTGCGATTTGGGTGCGAAACACGCGAGAACAGCTGCGAGATACGAGCATTCCCGACTTTTTGAAGTGGATTCCAGACGGAGTTATGGGGTATTTCCTCAAAACTGAGTACAAATTCGTCCTAAAAGTGGGCGATATTGAGTGCGAAGTGCTGTTTCGTGGCCTCGATGACGCCAATGACGTGCGTAGATTGCTCAGTTTACAGGCTAGTTTCTTCATTTTTGACGAATTTAGGGAGATTCACCCCGATATTTACAACGCTGCGCAGGGCCGTGTGGGGCGTTATCCGGACAAAATGATGAACGGTGTGGGGTGTCAAACCGACGATGGAGAGGCAAATATGCACCTTTGGGGCATGACAAACCCCCCTGATATGGACACTTTTTGGGAAACTCTGCTCACAGAGCCGCCTGAGAACGTGCATGTAACGATACAGCCCAGCGGTCTGGCCCCAGAGGCTGATTGGACGCAGTTTTTGCCTGATGACTACTACGATAACCTTGCTCACGGTAAAACTGAGGACTGGGTAGACGTGTATATACACGCACAGTTCGGTAAGTCGTTATCTGGGCAACCCGTGTTTCGTTCGTTTGATCGATCTGCCCACACAGCCAAGGATGAGTTGGTGCCGATGTACACCGATAGCCCGATTATAATTGGTGTAGACGCAGGATTGACGCCTGCGGCGGTTGTAGGGACGGTTGCGCATGACGGTCGACTGGTCGTCTACGATAGCCTTATCTCTGACGGTATGGGGGCGCTACGCTTCGTAAGAGAGCGCCTGAAGCCTCTGTTGGCTAATAAGTACCCTGGGCGGCGTGCAGTTGTAATTATCGATCCAGCGGCGTTTCAGCGCGTTCAGACGGACGAGAGAACGGTTGCGGACATTTACAAGAATGAAGGGTTTAGTATCCGCCCTGCCCGTACGAACTCAATCGCGGCTCGTATCGCTGCGGTCGAAACGTACCTGACACGGATCGTAGATGGAAAGTACGGGTTTGTTATATGTCCTACCCATGCAACATCTTTGGTGCAGGCACTGTCGGGTAAGTATCGGTACAAGATCAACACGAAAGGTGCGCGGGACGAGAAACCCGAGAAGTCACACCCATGGTCGGATGTGGCTGATGCGTTTCAGTACATGTGCCTTCACGCAGACGGCGGTGAGACATTTGGAGCGTCTAGCTTAAACACCCAACGTAAAGAGGTCGTTCGCGTCTCGTCTAGCGGCTGGACGTAATCTGTTGACGTGTAAACACGTTGATGCTACTGTACGCATGACGTCACAGGTGAGATTTTGATATGGCGCTAGGCCCAGCTCTAATTCCTGTTGCGCGTGCTTCTGATCTTGAGGCGCAAGCGCAGCGTGCTTCTGATGAGAAACAGAACACCCCTATGATTCAAGGGCTGTCTTCTCACGTTTATAAGCGATGGGAAGTAATGCGGGATCATCACCAGGACAGCTTAGAAGAGCGTCTTGCGCAGTGCGTTCGCGCTCGGAATATGGAGTATGAACCTGCAAAACTTGCTGAAATACAGGAGCAAGGTGGCTCAGAAATCTTTATGGGTATTGTCAGCGCTAAGTGTAGGACTGCTACTGCTTGGCTGCGAGATACGCTTTTAGGGACTGGTACAGATAAACCTTGGTCTCTCAGTGCGACGCCTATTCCAGAGGTGCCACCAGACATAGCTCAGGCGATGCAGAATATAATGCAGCAGAACCTGATGCAGTATTACGACGCTGGCGGTGAACCGCCAGATGAGACTGAGCTTAAACAGCTTGCGTCGGGTATGAAGGATACGGCCATGCGGGCCATGAAGTTCGAAGCGGAAAAACGCGTCGAGCGGATGGAAACCAAAATGGAAGATCAAATGATCGAGGGGGGCTTTACGAAAGCGCTGTTCGAGTTCACAAACGATATAGCGACCTTTCCTTACGCGATCCTAAAAGGACCAATTCCCCGTAAACGTAAAGCAATGAAGTACGTTGAGGGCGGACTAGGCGTAGTCGAGGTACTGCGCGACGAGTGGGAGCGCGTTGACCCGTTTAAGTTTTACTGGATGCCATGGGGCGATGACATCCACTCTATGCCTATAGCAGAACTGCATCACTTAACGCGAGACGACGTTGAGAACATGCTCGGCGTTGAGGGCTACGACGAAGACGCTGTGCGCTCAATACTTACCGATTTCGGTTCGGGCGGGTTTAGCTGGCTCGACCACAACGATGACCTCATGGAAGACGCCACAGGGCAAGACTTTGATGAGGCGAACACAGATTTAGTCGCAGCGTTACAGCTTTGGGACACAATCCCCGGCGATGTTTTACTAGAATGGGGGCTTAGCGAGGAAGAGGTCGAAGACCCTCAAAAATCGTATCCGTGTGAAGTGTGGATGATTGACAACATTGTCGTTCGCGCGGTGCTTAACTATGATCCATTGGGGCGTAAGCCTTACTATATGTCTTCTTTTGAAAAGGTTCCGGGCCGTATCGACGGCAACGGGGTCGCCGATCTTTGTATGGACGCTCAAAATATGTGTAACGCCGCTGCTCGGGCGCTTGCAAATAATATGGGCATCTCCTCCGGTCCACAGGTCGGCGTTAATATCAGTCGACTTCCAGCGGGCGAAGACATCACTCAGATGTACCCGTGGAAAATTTGGCAGTTCAAACAGTCCGATTACGCAGACTCAACACCGCCTATGAGCTTTTTTCAGCCGAACTCTAACGCAGCTGAACTGATGGGCGTATTTGATCGCTTTATGGCTATCTCCGACGAGGTGTCAGGTATTCCGCGTTACATGACCGGCCAGCATGTTCCAGGCGCAGGGCGTACGTCCTCGGGGCTGTCTATGCTTATGTCAAACGCCGGTAAAAGCATAAAACAAGTTATTAGCAATATTGACCATGACGTGATGCAGCCAATGCTGGAGCGCCAGTATCAAAGAAACTTAAGGTACTCAGATGACCCAGACCTTATCGGCGATGTCCAGATTGTGGCAACGGGCGCTATGTCACTTGTCGTTAAAGAAGCTGAAGCTGTCCGTAAGACTGACTTCCTCCGTCTTATTCTGGAAAGTCCGGTTGCACAGCAGATTGTTGGCTTGCCAGGTACGGCTGAACTCCTCCGCGACCTCGCGGGCAATCTTAACACCAATGTTGACCGCCTTGTCCCTAGCCGAGAAGATGTTCAGAAGCAGCAAGAGTTAGCTCAGCAACAGCAAATGATGATGCAGCAAATGCAGGCTCAGGAGCAAGCAGCACAGCTGCAAGAAGACGGCACGCCAAAAGGTGGGCGACAAGACAATACAATGAGTCCCCGTCCTAATGGGCAGTAAAAGCTACATGTGTTGACACGTTAACAGCTTTAGAGTAGATTTATGACATGATTGACTTGAATCTTTGTGATCAGCAGCACGTAAAAGCACTGTTGAGACTTAAAGAAACAGGTGAAACGTCGCTGTTAGGTCTTTTTAAGGCCGAAGCAGAGAAAGCCAAAGCTCGTCTAGTGAGCGCAACCGATATGGTTTCAGTCCACCGGTTGCAAGGACGTGCAGAAGCATTTGAAGACCTACTGGAGTCCGTTGAAGAAGCGGCGAAGGTAGTAAACCGCTCGTAAGAGCACGATGAAGCACACCATATACGGGAGCAGCCTACCTACGGGCGCTGTGTAACAGAGTTGGTGCTTTGAGGAGAACCATATGGCGTTGCCAAAGCAGGTACAGGCACAGATTGCCGAAATTGAAGCGTACGAAAAATCGTTAGAAGCCCAACACGAACCTCAACCCGAGGAGTTGGATACGGAAGCGGAAGTAGTAGCGACGATCGAAGCAGCACCCGAACCTGAAGAAGCGAAGCCAGCTGACACGTCACCGACGGACGTAGAGGAAGAGACTTTTAAGCAAAAGTACAAAACCCTTACAGGTAAGTACGATGCTGAAGTTCCACGGTTGCACCAACAGGTGCGAGAGATGACCGAGGCAACAAAGCAGCTCCAAGAGGAGCTAAAAGCGCTTAAAGTCGAACCGACAAAGCCGAAGGAGAAAGTCAGTTTAGTGACCGACGCAGATCGAGCCGAATTTGGTGAAGAACTGCTGGACGTTCAGCGCCGAGTTGCGCAGGAAGTCTCTCAAGACTACGAGGGGCGACTGGAGCAGCAAGACGCGGTTATCAAGAAGTTGCAGGACGAACTTGCAAAGACGGGTAGCCAAGTTGGAGAAGTAGGATTTAGTCAGAGGCTCAACCAAGCCGTGCCTGATTTCCCGCAGATCGACAACGATGAGCGTTGGGTAGCGTGGTTAAATGAGCATGATCCTATGCTTAGAGGCCCACGCAGAGTTCAAGCACAGCAGGCGTTTGATGCCGGTGACGTAGAAGCCATAGCCCACTATGTGAGCATGTGGAAAGAAACGTTAGCAGCACCGACCGAAGCTAAGCCTAACCAAGCCGAACTTGAGAAGCAGGTTGCTCCAAACCGTTCTGCTAATTCTGTGCGTACACAGAGTACAACCCAGAACTCTAAAATTTATTCGCCTAAAGACGCGGATAGAGCTTGGAATAAGGTCCGTACACTGAATACGCGAGGGCAGTACGCGGAGGCGGAAAAACTTGAAGCTGACTTAACCGCTGCGTATATGGAAGGCCGCGTTAGAGCTTAGGCATAACGTGTTAACATGTAAGCAGCTATTGAGTCGATAACCAACTTAATAGGAGGCCAAAATGGCTGCTGTATTCCCCGTCGTCGGATCAGGCGCATTCGACACTACCCCATCTTACTCAGGTGGTTTTATCCCACAATTATGGTCGCAAAAATTGAACGCTAAGTTCTATGCGAACACAATGATGACTGAAATTTCCAATACTGATTGGGAAGGCGAGATCAAAAACCAAGGCGATACAATTCGTATCCGTACTGCACCGTCAATCACAATTAACGATTATGCTGGCGCTGGTACTACACTGACTTCTGAAGTTCCTGCTCCGATCTACCAAGACATGCAGATCGACCAAGGTAAATACTTCAGCGTTCAAGTAAACGATGTACTCGCGCACCAAGCGGACATGGACTTGATGAACATGTTCACTGACGACGCTGCTAAACAGCTGAAGATCAATATTGAAAACGATACTTTCTTCAACTGGTTCGTAACCACAGGCGCAAACGCGTCAAACAAAGGTGCGACAGCTGGTGCTATCTCAGGTGCTTACAACTTGGGTACTGACGTAGCTCCAATCGACCAAGCCACTCCTGCAAACGTATTGAACGCGATCTTGCAAATGTCTTCAGCACTCGATGAGCAAAACGTACCGGAAGATGGCCGTTGGCTCATCATTTCACCGCGTGATCGTCAGCTGTTGATGCAAACAGACATCGCGCAAGCGTACTTTACAGGCGATCAGTCAAGCACCATTCGTACCGGCAAAATTGGTATGTTGGACCGCTTCACTGTGTATGTGTCCAACTTGCTGCCAAAAGGCCAAGCATCTAAAGCTCTTGTTCCGGGTCTATCGGCAACCACATCAGGCGCTTCAGTGACTAACGCTAAAGCTCGCCGCATGATGGTAGCCGGTACAAGCACAGCTTGTTCGTTTGCTTCGCAAATCAGCAAAACTGAGCCGTTGCGCAACCAAACTGACTTTGGCGACATCGTTCGCGGCTTAGCCGTATATGGGCGTAAAGTTGTTAAGCCAGAAGCTCTCTGCACCGCAATCGTCGGCGCAGCCAGCTAATCACTGACCTAACGGGAGGGGGCGCAATCCCCCTCTCACAACCACAAGGGGGTTAGTGATGGCTACCATAAAAGTAACAGACGTTATTTCCCGCGTTGAAGCGATCTTACAGGATACTAATATCCGTTGGCCGCGTGTCGAACTACAGAAGTGGCTTAATGAGTCGTATCTGAGTATCGTTTTACTGCGCCCTGACGCCAACGCAAAGTGTGCAACATTCACTTGCGCACCAGGCACTAAGCAAGAGTTGACAGCCTCCAGCGGCGGGTTTCCGTCGGCGCTACGCCTTCTTGATATTACTAGAAACGTATTTTCCGGTTCCCAAAAGAAAGTCGTACGAGTAGTTGCCCGCAGTGTTTTAGACGATCAGCGCCCCAGCTGGCACTCGGAAACGCAGACAGACAACATTCAGCACTACACTTACGATCCCCGCCAACCAAAGCAGTTTTATGTGTACCCTCCCGCTACAAACGTAGCTCAGTTGGAAGTTATTTACGCAGACGCTCCAGGCGCACACGCGATGACAGAAAATGAGCTTGACCCGGCGAACAACGACAACGAAGTGATTTTGCTAGACGATATATATTTAAGCCCGATTACCGATTGGATTTTGTACCGCGCCTATTCAAAAGACGCCGAGTACGGGGCTAACGAGCAACGAGCGGCCGCTGCTTTTCAAACTTTTAACGCTGCTATTGGCACGAAGACGCAGGTTGACGCTGCGATAACGCCCAATCCAGCAAGTTCGGTGACGTAAATGGCTACTGTAACGTGGGACAAATTTTATCCATACATCCAACCCTACTTGTCGGGTTGTCCAGAAATTGTAATGGAGTCGCACTTACAAGAAGCGAGTGCTAAGTTTTTAGAGCGCAGTGAAGTGTGGCGTTTCGAGATAGAAAAAGACTTTGCGGTTAAAAACGTCGCTGAGTATCCTATTTTCTTACCTTCAGATGAAGCGGTCCTAGAAAACGTTTACGAATTAGTTTTAGATGGTCGTCCCCTTAAAAGAATTACAGACCGGCATCTAAACTCGACAAGGTTTGAAACGAATTCTACGCCCAACAGTTACGCAATTTACCAAGACGCGTCTGTCAGGTTGTACCCCACGCCTGATCGCAAATACACGTTTCGCGGTTGGGGAGTTCTTAAAACAAAGCTGACGGCTACCGGCGTTGAGGATTGGATTTATCAGTCTCACGGTCGCTGCATTTCTTACGGTGCTATCGCGCAGCTTGCGTCGGTGCCTAACAAGGAATGGACGAACCCTGAGTTGGCTATGTACTACCGCCAGCAGTTTTCCAAAGAAGCAGACGACGCAAAGGGTAGAGATTATCGCCGCGTCAGCACCAGAGTTCAAAGTCAAAACTTTGAAGGTCGTCGGAGGAGAGCATAATGGCTACATCATTTAACTACGTTCAAGGCGATACTGGCCCTCAAATTAAGCTCTCGTTTACTGACGAGGACAGCAGTACAGCTTCTGACCTAACAGGCGCGACGGTGACGCTACACTTTAGAGCCGCAGGCGACGAAGCGGTTCTGTTTTCACGAACACTCTACGTCAACCCAGATACCGCCGATACCGGCGTAGCAATTCTCCAGTGGCAGACAGAAGACCTCAACCAAGAACCTGGCGTTTATGAGGGTGAGATCGAAGTTGTTCGCTCTACAGGTTTGCGCGAAACCATTTTTGACATCCTCAAGTTTAGAATACGTGAGGACTTTGCATGAGACTTAAATCCGCAGTTTTAATAGATGCTCTGAAAGTTGCCATCACGCAGCTTCGAACAACTATGTCTGCGGCTGACTACCAAGGGCTAAAAGTAAAAGTTGAGAGCGGTAACTTCGTTCTGTTTGCTAGTCTTTTAGACAACCTGCATGTCAAAGATGGCATTGGAGCCGAAGACGGATTTGTGTTCGACTTCTTCAAAACACTGACAGATAGCGCAGCGGCAGCTGAGAACGCAACTTTTCATTTCTTTAAAGCTCTTTCCGACGTAGCTGATATTTCTGACGATGAGGTTTTCTCGTTTTTTAAAGCGCTGGTTGATCCTGTAGCCGTAAGCGACCCAATCGCTAAGCATGTATCCAAGCCGACCGTGGCTGATGGGTTCGCCGTTTCAGACGACGACGTTCTAAACACGGGCAAAGTATTTTTTGAAACGCCTTCCGTTGCTGAGCAGATAAACACAAAAGACTTCGGAAAAAACGTCGAGGACGTTCCAAGTGTTGCAGAGCAGATTACACGTAAAACTTTTGCAAAACTGTTAGTCGACGACGGGTTTGTCCAAGAAGCGTATTCATCTGAGCTAGGGAAACCTTTTGCTGACAGTGCGACTTTCGACGATAGTGATTTGCGCTTGTTTGGCAAAAACGAGCTTGAGACAATAACATTTGACGATCTGGACATTTTTGCGGTCGATAAAGTTTTAGAAGAACTTCCAACCGCGCTCGACCAGTACGCTTCTTCGTACAACAAACCTTTTAACGAACTTGTATCTTTCACAGACGACGTCGATGGCACAGCTTCTTTGCTCGATGACCAAGAGATGCAATTTACTAAAGTAAAAACCGATGCTGCGAGTTTAACGGACAGTTTTTTCCGTCTCGTGGCGTTCGATAGAGATTTTTCCGAAACACCAGTAGCGCGCGAAACACACGCTTTTGGCTTCGGGCGACCGTTGGCGGACACGCTGGCGGCACTAGAAACTCATGCGTTTGATGCGGGCAAGCCTCTGGCTGAGACACCTGTCGCCTCTGATGCGTTCGTGTACGCAGCGGGCAAACCGCTTACGGACACGTTCTTGGGTACGGAACAGATAGCGAAAGCCTTTGCGAAGGCACCTTTTGCTGATGGTTCTAACGTCACTGACACTGATCTTATTCAATTTGGAAAAGTGCCATCTGATCTGGCCTCGTTAACCGACGCGGGGTCACTACGAAGTCAAGGTTACTGCGACTTCACTTATTTTGCGGAAGACTATGTCGGTGCTTCCCGAACCTTTACCTAGGAGATAGGCATGATTAACGAAAATCTAAAGCTATCCGGTCAGCTGAACATCGTCCTAAAGGACAAGGCCGGGAACGTAAAAGAAGAGCGCGAAGTCAAAAACCTCGTGGTTAACGCAGGGTTGGCTTACATCGCTTCTCGCATGACCGGTACGGCTAAGAGCGTAATGTCTCATATGGCACTCGGGTCAGGCACAACAGCAGCAGCTGCAAGCCAAACAGACCTCGTATCCATTTTAGGCTCTCGTGAGGCACTGGACAGCACGACTATTTCGGGGACCAACAATGAAAAAGTTGCGTATGTCTGCGGGTTTGAAGCGGGTGACGCGACAGGCGCGGTTACTGAGGCCGGTATTTTTAACGGCGCGTCTTCTGGTGACATGCTTTGTCGTACAGTTTTCAGCGTAGTCAACAAGGCTGCTGATGACACGATGACCGTTACTTGGACGATCACATTGGCTGCAAGCTAACTAAATAGAGGGGTGAATCATGGCTACTATTGTTACACGATCTGGCAAGGGTTCGCCCCTCACGAATACTGAAGTCGATGCGAACTTTACAAATCTTAATTCTGACAAGGTAGAAACTAGCACGATTTCAACATTTGGCGCGTCGCTCGTCGACGATGCTAACGCAGGCGCTGCTCGAACGACGTTAGGGCTTGGGTCTATCGCGGTGCAAAGCACGGTCAACAACAACGACTGGAACGGTACCGATCTTACTATCGTCAACGGAGGCACCGGCGCTTCCTCGGCGGCAACTGCACGAACAAACCTAGATGTCGACCAAGCCGGTACGGCTCTGGCTCTAGCAATAGCATTGGGGTAAGCCATGGCAAACGTATTTAAAAACTACACGACGGACGGAGCCGGTACTTCCTTAGCGACGGTCTACACGGTTCCCTCCACCACAACCGCCGTCATTATCGGCGCTAACCTTGCAAACGTGACTGACGCACAGATAGAAGTGGACGTGTTGCTCGGAAGCATATATCTTGTAAAGGGAGTACCGATACCGGCTAACACCGCGTTTTCGATGCTCGACGGCAAAATTATCGCCGAAGCTGCCGACACGATTAAAGTTCAGTCCGATACAGCTTCTTCAGTTGATGTAGTATTATCAGTTCTGGAGCAATCGTAATGGCAGGTTATCTCGGATCACGCCCAGTCGTCGTACAAGTAGATGGCTACCAACGCGAAGAAAGCGAGTCTCGTTACGTTAATGTATCGGGAGACGATTTCAGCGGCCACCTAGATTTTGTGGACGACGCGAAAGCACGGTTCGGGAGCAGCGACGAGCTACACATCTACACAGAAAGCTCTGGCAGCGGCCACAGCTACATTCAAGGCGATAACATAGTTATTCGCTCCGCAGCTGGTACAGCCCGACTAACAGTCACGTCAAACGATGTTGATGTGTCGTCAGGGGCGCTGAAGGTTGGCGGCACCACAGTAATTGATAGCAGCCGCGCTATCACGGCGACAGGTATGGCGGTTACAGGAACAGTTAAGCTCGATGGCAACTACCCAACAGGCAGTCGCAATGTGGCGATGGGCGACGATGCGTTAGGTACAATTTCAAGCGGAGCATCTAATGTGGCCCTTGGACATAACGCTTCAAAAACAGCTTCAAGCG